ATCTACTGATTTAGGAGACTTACCATATGTTTTTGTTATATATGAATTATCAGTCGATACAATTGAAGCTGATACTGAAGCTCCGTTCCCTGCTAAGAATGCACTAAAGCCTGGTATTGTTGTGTCAGTAGTAAATGATCCAGATACTTTTATTTCAAATGAACCTGACGAATTATTATTAATAACCGAGTCTTCAAAATATGCCGCATTCACAACACCACCAGCACCTAATACTGCTTGCGTTGGATGAAGTATATGTGTTACGGTTTCAACTGCATCTGCACCTGATCCTGATTTTGCAATGACGCCAATTGCCCCATTTGGTATAGAGTAACCATCTTCATATAAAAGTCGTGTTACTGTTATTACATTTCCATTTCTCAGGTAGTCATTAACTACAAATGGAACATATGAATCATCTGTATATGATCCGAATATTTGTTCAAATTCACCATATGATGTAATTTGAGTCGGTACTAGTGCAGGCCCCTTTACGGTTGACCCTACTATTGCTGCACCAATTTGTGCTACTCCTCCGGCTAAAAACGATTGATCAACTTCATTCGTAAATACACCAGGCGAAACAATTCTTTCTGCCATTATTATTCTCCTATATTTTGTTTATTATAAATATGACGGTTTAATCCCAAACCTAATTGGTTAGAGAAACAAGCTATACTTTAAGGTGTTTCAACTTCATACTGAGCTAGTCCTTCTAAAGCTCTAGTCATTAGATTAGCTTCACCTTCATAATTTAGATTAGCTACAGGGATATTTTCTAATAATACTCCATAAAGTTTACTATTAGTAGTTTGCAGTGTTACACTCAAACTAATCTCATTGCGTAAAGCATGAACTGAAATTGAATTTGCGTCTACTGTGATTGTTGGGTTTGTGATTTCAGTGTTGAATTGTGGAAATTTGTATGTTGCCATTTTTTATTTTTTTTAAATTATGTTAATGTTGTTCCTGTTACTGTGAAATCTCTTACTGCAAATCCATCTTTTGCTGATAGGTTTGTTTTACCTTGGAAATCAAAAATCCCCATATCATTTCTATACCTTAATGCTCCTCCAGACCATCGTGGAGATGTTGTTGAAGTCCACATTGCACTTCTAGCCCAAACACCACCAAAAGCACTTTTAAACCAAATTGAATAAGATAATGGTGGATTAAGACTAAAATTACAAACATTGACAGCCTCATTCAAATTTGGTAACCTCCACCCAGAAGTAAACGAACTCACTGAATGGCTGCTAGCTAAGCTTAAAGCGGAAGACCAAGTAACCGTTGAATTTGTTCCAGTTGCGCCACTATACCCAAGTACAGTCGACCCATCATAAGTAGACCAATCAACTAAAACTCCTATACTATAGGACTGACCTCCTAAATAGTCTGTAAATCTGTTCGTATTTCCATGAGGGTTATTACTAGGAAGAGTGAAAAAATCTGTTGCTCTTCCAGCTTCTAGATCACCATCATCACCAGTAGCATAAGATACTGTCTGTCCAGTTTTCGGTATTTTTGCTCCAACAGAACCACCTCCTCCTGATGCTCTAGCTTTTATATAATATGAATCTTGTACTGGCATATTTTATCCTTTTGTGGTGTTTAATCTTATTACTGCGGCTGTACTTACTTGCACAGTTATTTTAGCACCTGCTGATATAGAGTTACCTAAAGTATAACCTTGGTCTGCTACTCGAATTGCGGTTGTTGGACTATTTAATATATTTGTAACACTATCAATTGACATAGCATATGGAGCATAAAAATCAACTGAAGTTTCATCTATTAATTCTACTATAAACTCTGGGTTTTCTTCCATTTCTGTTCTAGCATCATTCCAAGTGGTTCTAGTTAATATCCCATCCGGGATACTGATTCCCATTATTTTTGCCATATTTTATTTTTTAATTAATTTTTATATTTCAATCCATGTTCCATATGGTCTGAAGGTGATTGTATAACCAGTAGTTGCAATATTTTCTGCTATATTTTGTTTATTATAAATATAGCGATTTAATCCCAAACCTATGATTGTGTAAATGTACCTGTATTGATATCAATTGATCCTTCGCCATATCGCTCTTTAAGATCTGTCATTAGGTCTTGTTCTTGTAAACGTATTGTTTCAAATTTAGTTAATTCAGTCGCATGTAATTTTTCAAGTTCTTCTACCCGCAACGACAGTGTAAATTTTTCAATTTCTAAATTTCCTAGTGTCGTTGTTAGTTCATCATAGCGTTGACCAATAGATTGTATTGCATCTAAATCTTTTTTGTCCAGTTTTTTAGTTGACATATTTTATAACCTTTTTTTATATTATATGTAATTAATATGATATATCCAAATTAAATAATTAAATTTTTCTAAAATCTACATCAATTTTACTATAATTTTTATAATTCTATCCATGTTCCATCTGGTTTGAAAGTAATCATATACTCTCCGTCAAATGAAGCACCTATGTAATGACCTACAATTCTAACTATATCCCCAGTACCTGTAGGAGCTACATTTGTTATTTCTCCTGTTGTTGTTGATGAATATAATGGTTCACCAATACTACTAACTACAAGATAAGAATCATCCATTGCTATAACACCATCTATCAAAACATCAGTATTAGATCCACCACCCACTGTTTTAAGTGCAATTCCCATAAGATATGTTGTACTAGTAGAATTAGCATCGGCAGGATACCATCTATTATTTGCTGCTTTAACAATTAATTGTCCTTCAGTTAAAGATACTCCAGCTTGTTGGGATGTTAAAACTTGTCCTTGTAAGGTTTGTGAGTTGAAATCACCAGGATTTATTGCTGAAGTTGCTCCATTTGCTAATGTATATGTTGAGTTAGGAAGAGCATCTTCTCCTGCTAAAAAATTTGTAGTTACGTGGGCCTTATTTGTAACCTGTAACTCACCCGATAACCTCATAGCGCCGGAAGCAGTAATATCAGTCGATACTACTAATGAACCTGCTATACGTGCTTGTGAATTTGGTTCATCTAAAGTTAGTATAGAAGATGTTACAGAGTAAGTACTCGAACCTACCCAAACCTTTCCTTCTGGTAAATTTGGTACATCATTTGATCTACCTGAACCATAAACATATCCTGAACCATTTGTTGCATCTACCTTACTAACTACTCCTAGGTTTTGTATTAAATTATCGGATCCTTGTGGTTTTACATTTGTAAACCCACCACTCTCTCCTACATATATTACATCTCCTTCTCCAAAAAGTGAAGTATTTACACCATTTATATATCCTGTGATTATTGCTAAACCTTCAGCATCGTTTGCTAAAGTCTCATTAAGTACATAGGTTGCAGGCATCGTAGAAGCAACTGATGCTGATGCTGCTATAACTTCAGAGGCATTACCTGCTGTTCCATTTGCGTGTACTGGGGTTCCTTTTTGTAGTGTTCCACCTGATACGTTTTTTACATTTGCATATACTGCGGATCTGGTGAAGCTTAAATTTCCTGCTCCATCTGTAGATAGAAAGTCTCCATTATCCCCATCGGTATCGGGATATATTAAACCTGAAGCTGTTAAGCTGGTTGTTGCGTTTAAACTATTTAAAGATGCGTCGCTACCAGATATGATAACTTTTTTCCAATTTGGCATATTATATTTCCTTCATGTTGTTGGTTAGTTACATACACTTATGCCGTGCGTGTGCCTACTTCCTTTCGGCCGAACAACTATTAATTTAATATAAATATGTTATGATTTTGTTTTACGGGTTGATTTTTTTGCAGGTTGAGCATTTTCAATTTCTTTAATGCCATTTGTCTTTTTTGCTTCTTCTTGTTTTAAAATATGTTGTGCTGAACTTATTTCATTATCAAGTTTATTTTGTAGTGTAGCAATAAATTGAGCCGATGACCCTTTTATATCAATTACATTTAATGATTGTCTCATTGCTGCAATTTCTTCTATAGACAAATTTTCAATCGAGAATAATATCATAACTATTTATTTTTTAATATTTACATATTGTTGTTGTAATTTTAATACAAGATTATATAGTGATTCGATATCTTCTCCACTAAACGTTGATCGTTTAACCAAAGAAAGCAAAGTCACAATTTCTGTTTCATTTAAATCAATGTCAGGTTGTGACTTTGCTTTAGTTTGTACAGTTTTGTTTTTAATAATTGTATTAGTTGCCTTAAATCCCATATATTTACTCGTAACTCTTTTTATAATATATAAAATATTATGCATATATCCAAATACTCTCATCTCCTGATGATACGTATATGTTACCTGCTTTATTATATCTAGCTGCTGGTCCTGATGTATTTGGATTAGTGCTTGCTAGAGTTGTTACTGCTGACATAAATGCGTCTGGTGTAAATGCTGCACTATCTGCTGAAAACGCAGTTTTTAGTCCCCAACGTGTTTCTCCTGAATCATAACCAAATAATTCACCAACATCTTGAGTTGCTTGCTGCACAACAATACCACCGTCTCCAGTACCAGTTGAACCAGAAGCAAATAATACAAATCTATCTGCTACTTGTAAATTAGTAGTATTTTGGAATGAAGCTGTACCATTAACTATTAAATCACCCGATATATTAATATTATCTGAGAATGTTCTATCGCCGGTAATTGTGTCTGCTAATCCTAAAGTATAAGAAGGTCCTCCTCCTAATGCTTGTGCTGCTGATCCTACGTCTCTTGTTAATTCACCAGATGCAACATTTACTGTTATTGTCGTGTTACCTTGTACTGCATTGCCTGCACTAGAACCGTAATCGACAGATAATGCTGAACCAGCACCACCACTTAATCCTGTTCCTGCAACACTTGCGGCTAATGCATCGGCATCAATTCCGCCGTCTTTTACACTAATTGTTCTAGCACCAGATCCATCAAAAGTAGTTCCACTATTTAATTGTATCGTAGCATTGTCGACAGTTAACGCATTAGGTACTTTAAGCACAGATAACGTGTTACTAGATACTTCAATTGTAGATGTATCGGCAACATTGGTGTTTAACATACTACCTTCTACGGCAGTTGATTGAATGGTTGAAACACCATTAGTGTCAACGTTTACATCTCCAGCAATTGTATCTATGATAGATCCTGAAATGGCAGAGATTAATGTAGTGGTGTTAACGGCAACATCATTAGTGTTAACTGTGATGTGAGTACCTGCTCCAACTGCTGCTGTTCGGGCTGTTCCTCCGTTATATGCCGCAGATGATGCTAAACCAGCTCCTATAGTAAGATCATCTAGATCGGTTCCCAACGCCTTTCCGCTAATTGTGCTATTCGATAAAGCTGAATTGGCTACGTTTGCTAATGTGCCGCCTAATGTTATAGTACCTGTTGTTGTAATAGGCCCACCAGTTAATGTTAAACCATTTACTGTCCCGGCAGTTGCTACATTAGTTACCGTTCCAGCTCCTAAGCCATCTGCTGCAATAGTAATAGATCCAGCTCCATTTGTAACAGAAATACCTGATCCTGCTGTAATTGTTGATACAGTAGGATCTCCAGTTCCGTCTCCAATTAGTAATTGACCATTTGTTAATACTCCCGTTGCTGTTATAGCACCAGTTCCACTACCTAATAGTATTCCGCCATCTGTTAAAGATGTTGCGCCAGTTCCACCTGATTCTACAGGTAAGGCTGTATCTAATGATAATGATGCTAGATCGGCAGCTGATCCTGATACTATTACCTTTTTCCAATTTGCCATTTGTATTTCCTATTTCTTTTTATATAAATATATACGTACTTAAATTAATCTAGTCCTACAAATAAACTAGATGATGTAAAATATATTGCACCAATTGGTGCTGTCGTTGTTAGTTCTTGTGATTGAGTTGCAAATATAACTACACCACTTTCTGATACTGCTAATATGGGAGCAAATGATGTGTCTCTAATTAAAAACATTGTTGGTGCATCATTAGTAACTGTAACAGCTCCTGATTCTTTAACTGTTAATACTTCAACGCTGGATGATTTAATAAGAAATATATCTCCGCCTGTTCCATTAATATCTAATGAGCCGGTTATTTTAGCATCTCCGATAAACGGAAAAGGTGATGTTGTATTTAATGCATGGGAGGCGGTTATTGCAAATGATGAGGATATATTATATAAAGACCCCGTTTGTATTTGCCCTGGTCTAATCTGTCTAGCCATTATTGCCATCTCCCATTAATAATAATTGCATCGGTATCTATAATATCATAACCCAATACATTAGTATCAAATACTATTGTTTGAATTGTAGCATCATTTGGCGTCCATGTGTACCCACTACTATCGATATATTGTCCATTAACATATATGTCAAACTCATTTACATTTGCAAATTGTAGATTGGTTGGATTGATTGCTGGTTTTGCGTTTACTGTTACCGTAGTAGCAGATACATATGTTGCAGTTTTATCTGTCAATGTAGTTAAATATGTTAATACATTACCATCGATTGTCGTACGACTACCTCCAGCACCGTTAACAATTACAGTTCCGCCTCCTACAATAGTTTGCGATGAATTTAATAATTGAGTAGGAATTTTTGTTGTTTCAAATATATTACTATCAACATCGACAACTGTTTGAAATACTAATTTTTTTACTGAATACATTTTTTGCAGTGTAGATATTTTAGTTTCGTGTTCTGATAATAATGTTCCGTGTACTGTTAATGGTATTGTGGCTCTAACTAATCGATCTTCTCCTACCGTATTAACCGTTTCAAAACTTACATTTCCAATTATAGTTTCATAACGATTTTGTTCATTTCCCCATGCAAATCTACCATATGGTAATATTTGATCTACCAATTCATTCATTTGTGTAGTAAAATCACACCAGAGCATCAAGTCATATTCAATAGTAACATATTTAGGAACGTCTACTACATATACTTTTTGAGATTTCTGTTTAGGATTTGTTGGTATAGGAAATAGTTCATCTTCATATCTATTTCTACTATTATATTTAGATCGATAAATTAAACGATTATCAGTTAACTTTCTATTAACATCTAAACCTTTTCTGTTGTCACGTTCTGACATTGAATTTCGTTTAAGCATTAATAAAGGAGATTGTAACATTCCTTTTTCGTCTCGTATATATCCTAGTCTACGAACATTATCCCACTTTTCACCATTAGCAAAAATAGTAGGAACTGATATTAAATTTTTATTTGCTGTAATTTGAGGTTCAATTTCATTTTCAATATACCATTTTATAGCATAATCAATATCATATATAGTACGAGAAGCACTTCGAATTACATCATCATCACGGCGTGTCTGTTCCGATCTATTTAAGATTGGATCGGCTCCTAATCCCTCTGTTCTATCGGGATTTGGTTTATTTGTTTTTCGATCGATATTTTTTCTATTATACTTTGGCATTAATCTCCTTTATATGCAGGTGAATTATTATTACCACCAAAACGCATATCTAAAATACCTTGCGGCGTTTGTCTAGTTGCATGTGCATCAACAACTACTGACACACTATATCCATGATCTGTTCCATTAGGCCATGTTTCAGGATTTTTACCTACAAAATATTGATTAGAATCTACGTTGTCTAATTCAAAATATTCATTATCCCAAAAAACAATATCACCCACTTCTGGATAAAAGTCTGCTTTTACTAGAATGTCACGAGCGATAGCAAATTTAGAAGTACGAGTATATGTATGTCCATAATCATCCATACTAGAATTTTTATCGTCTTTAGTAATTAGACATGGAATCAATATAGAGTCATAATATGATTTAGATTCAGACTCACCGTATAAATTCGAATTCGATGACTCAACAACAAGTTTATAAAATTCAATTTCTGTATCAATGACAGCGTTTATTAGTTCTGAATTAATTGAAGCTAAAAATTTAGCATCTCTCTGACCTCCGAACAATGCCATAATCTACCTCCTATCCTACATATATTTTTAATGGAACTTTTCCTAATATTTCCATTTGTTGTGTTGCTTCTGTGTTTTGCCTTGTTAACATCTGTTCTTTAGTTAACTTGTCTAAAAATTCTCTAAGTTGTGTTATCAATGCTTCTTTTTCAGACTGTCCTTGTGTCACTAAATCACTACCATTTAAGGTTACTTCTCCATTTGGTATTGGAACTGACGAATATTTATTACGTACATATCCCAATGTCTCTTTCACAATGGCAGATGCATATCTATATATCCAACTACGGCCCATATCATTAATGTTAGCGTATTTTTGATATGAATATGGTATATTAGATGCGTCTGACACTACTCCGTTTAGAAGTGCGCTATTCCCAAATAACACACCGCTATTAGTTTTATCTTTTTCATATATAAATTCAAACCAAACCTTATCATAAAATGGAGTAGATATTGTTCCCTGAGTACCAGGTACTGGATATAATTTAATGTCATCTCCATGAATCTCAAAAGAAAATGCTGATTTACGTATACGATCATTAAACTCAATACCTTGTATACGGAACAAATCCATATGTAATGGCATCATCATAAAGTTTACACTAGGAGAAAATCCACCAAAGTCAAATGCATCCATCATGTTTTGTGAACCCATACCTGTTCCTACAAATGGATCAAAGTATCTAACAATTGCAGGAGGTGGTGCATGAAGTACTCTACGTATCTCAACGCCGTTATTATCTGTTATATCTACTCCTAATGATGCAGATACAGCATCTCTAATACTATATGTTTGTTTGCCGTCGACAACATCAATTGATGCACTATACCAACGCACATCACCACCTGAATCTGCTTCTGTTCCATATGCTTTTGATAGTCTGGTTATGTAGCTTAAATTACCTCCTACTAATGCTCCGGTGAATCCGTCATTAGTTAAAAAATCAGATCCGGTTTCAACACCTAATGTATTTATTAAATTATTAACAATATTAATTTGATTTACTTGATTAGAATATTCAATAACAGCAGCTTCAAAAGCTGTATAGAAATTTATATCTATTAATTCAACATCCATAATCGGATATCCAACGTTATTTGCAGCAAATTGTGCAAAGCTGTCAGCTTCCGCTTGGAATGATGTATCAGTATCAAAGAAACCAAATGGAGTTTTTCCGGGGCTAAATGAAGAGCTTCCGGGCCATATTGGTTTATTTTCTGAGTAGTCCATTAATATCCTTTATAATAAATATCAATACTTTTCATTTAGAAGGTTCAAAATCTCTTCTAAAGATTCATGACGATGATTATCTGTTAAAATAGTTTCATTTACATAGCGAGATTCTTTGATTTTTGGAACATCATGTATTGCTGAATCATTTTTAAATTTTAAATCAATTTGATATCGATCTCCGCATAATATCATAGTAGATCCTTTTCCTAATCTACTCAATACCATTTGTAGTTGTTGTTTAGTTAAATTTTGAAACTCATCTACAATACATATGGAATTATCAAAAGTACGTCCTCTAAAGTGTGCTAAAGAAACTAATTCAATATTTTCTTCTTTTTCCATTTTTTCTAATAGCTCTGGTTTATTATATACCTTTCGCATATTACTTCTGATTGGAACTAGCCATTCGCTCATTTTTTCTTCTAATGAACCTGGTAAAAATCCGTTATCTTCTGTTGACACTGTTGGTCGAGTAATTATAATTTTATCTATTTCGCGTTTAAAATATTTGTCTAGCGCTACTTGTACTGCTAATAATGTTTTACCACTACCAGCTTTACCTAATATAAAATTAAATGGAGTTTCTAATATTTTTGACTTTGCAACTTTCTGTTCTTCTGATAATGTTATAGAAAATTTAATACTATTTTTTGGAGGGGTTTTGACCCGATTTGATGTTGGCATTTTTATAACCTTTATTAACTTAATTTTGTGAGTGTTGATTGTCTGTAAGATAGATCTGTTAATGTTTCTATCTTGCCTAAACAAATTTGTCGAATTGCGTCAAATGTTTGTTTTGGAGGATATGGACTTAGAATTTTAATTTTAATTAATTCTTTTTTTGGTCCTAAGTCTTTTTCTATATGTACCATTAAAACTAAACGTATAGCTCGTATACGGTCTAATACATCTACTAGTCTACCTTCATATCGAATATCAGCAAACATTTCGTATTTTATTCTTGGAACTGCCATATTATTTCTTTTTTATATAAATATCAAAAACAGTAAAAAAGGGGATGACCGAAGCCACCCCCTTTAAACTCAATTATTAATTCTTTAAATCAAAAAGTGTTTAACTATTTAAATACTAAAGAGTCTCTAATCCTTTGACATATACTTTTCCGTAGAATTCTGGACGAACTACTTTCTTCGCGTAACGTGTCATAACACCTTTACGTGGAGTGAAGTTTACCGGATCGTATACCAATGGAGTCATGATAAGAGGTACGTATGGAGAGAAAACTGCTCCAGTCTCAAGGAATTGTGCTCCTCTGAATCCCATTAGGATTACATTCTCTTTCATGTATGGGTTTTTGTAAACTGTGTAACGGTTATTGATTGCACCAATCTTTTGTACACCAGCTGCAAATTCCATTTTATTTCCATCTGTGTCTGCAGCAAATCCAGGAATAGATTCTAGGATAGTTGCCACTGCTGGAGATGTTACTAAGAAGTTAGCACCACCACGCAATGTTTTTTGATGAATTTTATTTGAAACTTTTTGCAGTTTAGTACCAAGAGTTTGGAACCATCCGCCTTGAGTGTTATAGAACCCACCATTGCCAACTGCAGCTGCAGCGTCAAATGATGTACCGTTCCAGAACTCATTGTTTACTGCTGACCAATACTCAGTAGTTGGTGCAGAAGAAATCAACATATCAAGAATCTCTAAATCAATTTCCATTGATACATACTCAGACAACATTGAAGTCAATTCTGCTTCAGCATCGATTGAGTGGTAAGCGTTAAGATCTTGAGCAAACTCAGGAGTCCAAACAGCTTTTAGTTTTCTTGTCTTAGCAACGATTGGCTCAGACTGAAGTTCCAAGTTAACTTCTGGAATGTCAATGTCTGTTCCATCATCGATACCAGTACCAGCACCAGATCCTTTAAACGGATTAGCATCTTCAAAGTCACCTCTTGTAATATCGGTTGGAGCTTTGCTATAGTTAAGATCCAAGTTATTAGCAACGATTGCATCATTAATTCCAGCAGCTAATGAAGCAGTTACAACGAATGATGCAGTAAAGTCAGAGTCAATAGTTGAGAATGCTTGTACAGGAATAATTTCTGCGTTATTAGACCCAGATGCCAATGTAAATGATCTAACAGCTAATGGATCAGCGTCAGTAGGTACATTAACTTCTAATACAAAATACTGATCAGAATTTGCAGTGTAAAGTGAATCAAAGTTTAATGATGCACTAGATGCTGCAGCTGCAGCGGCACCAGAACCAGTAGTAGCAGTTACGTCTGTAGCCACTACGTTAGGGATTGAATATCCAAAACGACCAGCACCATAAAGACCACCTGATGGGTCACCTGATGTATTAGTTACACCAAACATAGAATCGTCAGCTTCTGGAGAACCGAATGGGTGTCCATCACCTTCTGCATTATCATCGTCAAATCCTGGACGAGCTGTACCATATTTAAAGTCTAAGTAAAATACTAGACCTGATGGCAAGTTCATTGGTTGAACAGATACAAATTCTTTTGCTGCAAATTCAGCAAAGATTCTTCGTACCAATGGAAGAGCAACTCCTGCCCATTCCTCAGAACCTGCTGCTGTACCTGTAGCAGATGATTCTTTTACTAATTGTCTTGCTTGGTTTTCAAGCAATGTAGCCATTCCGGCTTTTTCTGTCTCGTTTGAGAGACCTTCTAGAAGACCTGTCTTTTCCCATTTAGAAACGTGTGCTTTTACAGCTGTTCTTTGAGAAGCGTCAGGACTTTGTAATAATGAATTAAGACTCATTTTTCTTTTCCTTTTTCTTTTTTAAAATTAAATTACTTTAAACCCGCTAGTTTCTTCCAACGGTTGGCTTGTTCGAAGCCTTCAGTTAATACCTGAGTTGTTTCTTTACTTGGAGCAGTAGTAGCTACTGGACGAGATGCCATTGATTTTGATTCTTTAACAATTTTCTTTCCTGCCTTTGGCGTTTGGAATGATTCTGCTAAAGTACTAAATACTAGTTTTGCTTCTCTTGTATTAGCTGCTCTGTCAAAGTTTTCGATCACTTTCATTTTTTGTGATTCGCTCAACTCAAAATTTCGGAACAATTTGTTTGTGTAAAGAAGTTTTGCATTTAAAAGATTAACTTCATTAATAACTGATTTAAGATGTTCTACTGTTTTATAAGCTTCTTCAAGCTCTTCTTTCAGTCCTTCATCTTTTGCCTCATCTTTAGAATCAGCCATTTCACCAATTACTTCTTCTTCTTCTGCTTCTACTTCTTCTTCTGCTAAGATTGCTTCAATGAGTTCTTCAATTGAATTATTAGATTCATATATACCTTCTTCAACGTCTGCTTCGTTATACATACCTTCTTCAACGTCTTCTTCGTCGATACCTGCAGCAGCTGCATCTGAATCTAAATCTTCTTCAAGCTCTCTAATGATTTCTTCAAGATCCATGTCGTCATCATTCATGTCGTCAGC